ATTTGAATCCGAGAGCCAAGGAATTTTTGAAGCATAGTTTAAATATGATAAAAGGTAATTAATTCTGTTTATTAATCACAAACAGAATTTAAACTAAAATTAAACAGAAATACCCCGACTTGGGGTATTTTTTTTTTAATGAAGTATTTATAAATGAAATAGAAATTTATATGGACCAAAATTCGATATGGACGGTTTTAATTACAACAATTACGGTATTATCTTCAACAAGTGCTTGGAGATATTATGAAAACAGAGCCAGAAAAAAAGAAAGAGATGAAGATTTCATTCGAAGAGATTGTAGTGAAAGGATTGCGAAATTAGAAGCGTTACTTACACAAAGTTCAAAAGAAAAAGAAGAAATGAGAATTACTATACTACATTTAACAGAACAAGTTTCATCTTTAGCGGTTAAAGTAGAGTTTCTACAAAAGGAAAACTCTGATTTACATCGAAGATTATCTGAGAGATTGGGTTAAACATCATAACTAACATTTATAGTTAATTTTATATCGGAGTAAAAATAGCTCATACCATCTGACACTAAAATATCTAAAAATTCTCTAGTTAATACTTCTTCATTTATTTCTCCACCTAAAATTATAGTGCAATCTATAAGAATAGATTTTGTTGAAGTTAGGTAGTCTATATCCCGTATTTTTATTTTTGAGTCTACACCATAAGCTAATTCAACATCTCTTTTTCTAATGTTATTTAAATAGGATTCAATTAATTTGATGACCCTTTTTTTATTATTCATATATGAATAATAATTAAAATTCCCCTTTGATACAAATTATCTTCCTTGTCCTCGATAATTTCTCTCACTTCTGTCATTCTTATTGTATGACTTATGAGCCTTACCTGTTCTTTTTTTTCCAAAAGAAATTTTTCTAGCGTCAGATGAATTTGATTTAGTTCCTTTAGCCATAATATGTGTTTTAATTATAAATATTGAGTTAGAAGAATTTGATGATTTAAAAAATAATTTCTATATTTGTAATTGACTCGGAACTTATAGGTGATGAAAGATACTCGGTATTCGAGTTTTTTTTTAATTTTATAAAAAGTAATTTAGAATTATACTTTTGATATTTATCAAATAAAAAAATGAGTATAATTAAAGAGACTAAAAAAAGATGGTTATCTGAAACCCCTATTTATTTTCAAAAATTGAGACAACTTGCAATTTCATTGGGTGCATCCGCGACAGCAATTTGGGTTGCTAATGATACGATGCAGTTAGATTTATCTCAAATAATTTTGGATATTTGTAAATATCTTATAACTTTGTCTGCCGGTGTAGGTGTAACCGCACAACTTACAAAAGTTGATAATGTAGAACCTCCTAACAATTAAAACCAAACACAAAATGACTAAAAGAACAACAAAAAGTGTTGAAAATCAAGACAAATTTAGTATCACTTTTGAAGATGATATCTCCATTGCTATATGGAGATATGACAAATCTAAATCAATGACAAATCCATATGAAGTTGAGTATAAATGGAAAAAAGGGTTTGACCCTTGGACTCAGAAGAAAAAAACACTCAGTGATGTTATAAAAGAAAAAAATAAAAAAGGGTCTGAGAAAATCTGACCCTTTTTTATTTAATAACAATTATTTTTGAACTCCTCAAATTCAGAGTAATCCCGTACTTTAATTATCTCACCATCTTTTTTAATAATATTAACAGGAAATGATAATTTAGGTATAGGACTTAAATTAGGGTGCAAGTATTGATATTTACCATAATATTTATCCCAATAAAATGGTATTGCGGGATAAATATCATGATAAGTATATATAAAATATCTGTTAAACCAACCTAAAACAAATCTAGGTCCTAATTGATAACAATAATTAATGGTATTGTGATTTCTTGGTGAAACCTCATGAACCCAAGAAAAAAAGGTTGGGCAATCTTCTTGTAATTGTTTAAACATAAACTCATCCTCAACAGAAACAATATTCATATTCTTATCAAGAATGTAAAAAGGGTAATTTATAGTTAAATTTAAATTTTCTAAACTATAGAATCCTTTTAAACTATCAATTAAAGTAGAATAATCTTGATATGATTTTACTTTAAATGTTGTTAACCCATTTAAATTAATATTTATCGGGAAAAAAACATCGTAGCAAGGTTTTTCATTTAATAATGACCTTTGTTCTTTAACATCATTATTAATATGATTAGGGTTTTCATCCTGATAGGTTTTTATGGGTAATGACCCATAATTATCCTGATATGTGTCATCTTTAGTACACGAATAGGAATATAAAAGAACTGAGATAAAAACTAACTTCTTAAGCATATAGAATGAATTTTAATTGTGTTAAAAAATATTAAATATAACTAATTTCTTTAGATAATAGGTCTAAATCAATTTTTATTGGTAAATTTTTAGGTAAATAATTTTCACCTAATAATGAGGCATTCAGATACTCAATACCATTCAAAGTTTTTTGACCATAAGATGAGTGTATATGACCAAAAACATTTATTAGTGGTCTTACTTCTAATACTCTATCATATAGAAATTCACAACCAACGGGAGCACCGGTTGGGACAACATCTAAAATACTCCAAGGAGGGCCGTGAGTAATCAAAATATCTGTATCGTCAGGTATTAAATCCCATTTAGATTTTAATTCATTACCATTTCTAGGTAGATTAAATGCCCAATTATAAAATTCTGGTTGCCATGGAGTCCCATAAAATTTTAAACCTTCAATTGTTACTGACGAATCGCAAAGATAAACAACACCTTTATCTTTATATTCTTGATCAATATCATCTATTTTAGTAAATCCCCAATCGTGATTACCGGCAATGAAAACCTTATGAGTATAATCTGTATTAGAGAACCAATCCAAGAAGTTTTTTATCTCAGATTCTTTACCAATGTTGGATATATCACCGGCATGTACTAATATATCACCTTCACCTAGTAAATTACCGTAGGCTTTACTTGTGTAATGTGAGTGTAATCCGTGAGTATCACTGATGAATGTGATTTTCATTTTTGTATTGTTTTGAATTTTTAAGGGTGTTTAACCTTTCTTTTAAAATTACAATTTCATTATCATACAAAGATACACCATTTACTTTATATTCCATGAGTAATTTCAGTTGCATTTGCATGTTATTAACCAAGGTGTTTCGTTGTTTTTGAAATCTATTTAGAGTTGTCATATTTTTTTAGTTTTACAGGTAAAATATCTTGTGAATTTAAGTATTTGTTATACGTGTAGGTTCTCAACCCACCGACTAAAATAGTCAATAAAATAAAATATATCATAAGTTTGTTTTTTAATCCCACCAACCGCGCATGTCTGTGCCGTTGAATTGCTCGTAAAATTCTTTATCATCATCAAATTTGGTATAATCTTGATTACCTTTGATTATCTCCCAAAGTTCTTCCCAAAGTTCTTTTTCAAGTTGTTGTGCTCGTTCAGATATTTTGTTATTATCATCTTCCACACCTTCAATTTCATTTTCCAAAGTGTAATAATTGGAATCATCCTCAACAGGAACGAATTTAGCCTTGAACTTATATTCAATACCAAGTTCTTTTTCAGCCAGTTCAAGATAATCGCCTTCAATTATATACTCCATAAGTTGGATGGCTCGTCTCATCTTCGCCACTTTTTTTAATCTTGAATCGTCAACTTCAAGTCCTCTTTTTTCCAACTTATCCGTCATCCCCATCAATCCATATTGGAAAAGTTGCAAGGTAAAATGATAATCATACCACCGATAATCGTAAAGCGGTTTTCTAAAATGCCACACATTCTTAAAGAATTGAGGAATTTTATATCTTATAAATCGATAAAATTCGTTGATTGGATTATAATACCAATCAAGACTATCAAAATAATCCTTTATTTTATCAAACAGTTTTAGTTTCATACAAATTAAATTTTTTAATTATTTCTGAATAAATCTTTCTACTATATTCCAAAACCTCAATTCCTGATACTCTACTGTGTTTCCTCAACCACAAATCATAACAATTCATAGCACCGTCAAGTTGTTTTCCTGTTTCGCAGGACCTTACAACTCTAATCATCCATTCATAATCCTTAATTAGGTTTTCTTTGTTTGACATATTCTTATTTTTATACAAAGGTATGTGTTTTGAATCGTATTAAGAAATAAATATAATCTTTTTTTTACGGAATAATATTTATAAATAAAAAGAATGGAAAATCTTCGTAAATTAATTAAAGAACAACTTGAAAAACATTTAGAAAGTTCATTAATACTTAAAGAAAATGTTGGAGTATCTGATTCTCTTCAATATCATATTGATAATAACTTAACTCTAACTAACAATATATATAGAGTTTATTCTAAAGCATATTTTGACTTAATAAATGAAGTTAGAAACTTGTGGGAAAAAGATTTAATTAAATTGAATGAAGAAGATGAATGGATAGTAATATCTGATTTGGGTAGAAAGATAATATTTGAAGGTGAAGAAGTATATTTGGATGCTCCTTATATTGAAGAAGAAGAAACTGAAGAGGATATTCTACAAGAAGCAAAACACAGAGGAAAGAATGTTAAATTAAACAAACCATTCAGAACACCTGGAGGGCCCAAGAAATTTGCGGTATATGTTAAAACACCAGGAGGAGGAGTTAAGAAGGTTACGTTCGGTGATCCAAAATTGAAAATAAGAAATAGAAATAAGAAGGCTGCGAGTTCATTCAGAGCGAGACACAAATGTGACCAAAAGAAAGATAGAACGACAGCAGGCTACTGGAGCTGCAACGTGGGTAGATATTCTAAACAACTTGGTTTATCATCATCAAATTCTTGGTAATGGATTTTCCATTTGAACAAAAAATCGAGGAGAATAAGATAATCAGAACATTCTCACCCGATGTTGATTCTGAAGAATTGGTGTGGCATAGGGATAAGAGAGATAGAACTGTTACGATTATAAAGTCAGGAGATTGGCAATACCAATCTGAAGATGAACTACCAATTAAACTGGTGGAAAATCAAAAATTGTTCATACCAAAAGAATCTTGGCACAGAGTAATTAAAGGAAATAATGAATTAATCGTCGAAATTGTGGAAAGTTAATACAAATCTTCAAGATTAAACTTATCAACAAATGCTCCAAACGATTTTTTATACGATTCTTGAGACTCATCAGTTATTTTAGTTGTGTATTGCCAATTCCAATATAAATTATCATTAGGTTTAAATCCATAAAAAGTATGAACCTTTTTTTGAGTATCAACAACATCTAATCCTTTCCAGTTCTGACCAACACATATAAACCCACTTTGGATATTCTCCAACAAGTTTGACTCACCTAATGTTGTATGTCTATTCTCCAACCAAGTTAATCTTTCAATCAACTTTTGATAAAACATGCTGGCTTGACCCCACCTTACAGAGGTAAAAAATACAACCGCATTTGATTCAAGTAACTCCTTCGATATTTTCCAAAGTTCATCATCTTGGTTGTTGATACTTGCCCAACATCTATGATGTCCTGATGGGTTTTTATCTTTATCTTTTAGTTTGGCTTTCATCAAACCACAACTATTCCCATCCTTTCTTGACACATTTCCCTCACATGGGTATATCTTCAGTTCAGGAACATCGATTAAAGTGGATTTATCGTTTAGATATTCATCAACAACCATTGCAAGGATGGTAGATTTTGGGATGTCAATATTTTTGACATCCCAATTATACCTGTTTGATGTTGAGAGTAATAACACCTTATCTAATCCTTGTAAAACTTCAATTGTTTTAACAAGTTTTTTGAAATTACCCGTAGAGATATTTTTTTCTGAAATTTGATACTTGTCTAATATTTCGTTAAGTCTGTCCATCAAAAATAAATATCACAACATTTAATTTAGTCCGTAGTAGTTGTGGTGATGTAATCTAATTGGTAAGTAAATTGTTGATTTGTTGTATTCGTGGTATTAGGGGTATTAAGGATATTAACTATTTCATTATGTGAGTAATTAGGGGGTCCAACAAAATCTGTATCATTTCCACCAATTTCGTCATAGTATGTTATGGGCTGTTCTAGTACAGGTTCTTCAACATAGTATGGTTCTTCGTCATGTCTTATTTCTGAAATATCACGAAGATTTCCCATACAAGATTTTTCTACCATTTTTGCTAATTCATCGCCGCATAAATCCTTGTTTGTTTTTTTATCCTTAATTATATCTTTAATTATTGGAATTAGATATGAATCAATTTCTAATTCCAAAAAATCCCGTCTATCATCCACCATATCCCAAAAACTTAATTCTTTGGAGGAAAAAAGGTCTTTGTATAGTGCGTATTTTACACCATTTTTTTTGTTTATGATATAAGCAACAATTCCTTGACGCCAGTATCTGGCAAAATGTTCTTTATTCCTTTCCATCGTGGTGCACCACTTGGTTCCATACCCATATTTTAAGGACGCTTCAAAAGTGAGAGGACGAACTATCAACCATGTATCATCTTCAAAATCTTTCTGAATTTGTCCTTCCATTTCTTTCTCGGTGGATTTCAGATTCGCCAAAGAGGTTGCCATTTGAATACTTGCAATATCTTTATAAGATGTCACATCTTTGTTTTCAATAAGTCCTTGTTCCATATGTGATATAAAGTTTTTCAAAATATCCATATCATTTTCTGAAAACCAATCTAAGAAATAACACAGCGTAAATATTTCATTTGCTGTCATCCCATCTGAACTTATCCCACACTGTTGTAATTTACCCAAAAGGTCTTCCAATCTTGCTGTGTATTCATAACCATTTGCATCAACAACTTCTTTTAAATTAAATCTTTTACCCAAAATTTTACAAAATAAAGGAACATATTTATAAGTCGTTGTTGGGTCCAACTTGTTAAAAACATCCAATAATGACATATTGAGATGAGGATATTGTTTTTTCAGGTCATCAAATCTAGACATATATATTTTTTTTTAAGTATATTAGTTTATTTTGAAACAATCAAATTTTAACCCATTTTTCGGTTGAATCTAATGTAAATGATGCGATAAATTTCCGATTCCATTCGTTGGGTGAAATAAGAGACAAAAATAATGTTTCATCTTCTCTCATATATAAATGGTATGTATGACCAACGACTGGAATGAAAGAATATTCTGAATTATATACAGTATCGTTCCAATTATATTCGTCAAATAGTTTTTTTGCCTCCTCAACAAGTTCATCATACCTTGTTTTGAATTGGTGATTAACTTTAACTACTGATGCTTCTTTCCAACTTGCAACATCATCCATTTTTATTGCTGGTGCCGAAACACTTGTCCCATAAGTTAGAGATTTGGAGTTATAACCTTTCTCTTCATCCCAAACAACTAAATCAGGTTTTTTTTCTTTGTTCATAATTTTACCTTATTTCACAATAATACCATTTTCTTATGGTAAAAACAATTGAATTGATTATATTTATGGATATGAGTGAAAATAAATTAGTAGAGTTAATCAATAGAAAGGTTTCAAATAAGGTATTCAAGATTGATAGTCCTTTTTATGATATGGAATCTGTAATTCCATCATTAGAGTTCAAAATTGATGTTGTGGGACAGAAAGATATGATTACCGTAGGTGAATGGAAACCATATATCATTTACGATATGTATATCTATCCACTTGAAGGTAATATACCAAGCCTTACTAATAAGTTTCAAGAAACTTTAGAAGATGTCATCAAAATGGCAAAAGAACAAAACATTTTGATAAAAGATGTTGGTGGTATATTTACTAGGATTCTTCGTCTTAGTGAAACTGAAGTGTCCAATTTCACTCGAATATTTGGGATGGGCAATTCTAGTGTAAGAAATATTGATTTCATTAAAGATAATAAAATAAACGAAAGTTATATTTTAGAAGGTAAGTATGATGGGATTACTCGGACTTTGGTTAGGGACATTATTGACCTTTATAAAAAGAACGATGAGGGTGAATTTACCTTACCTGAGGATTTGAGAAAAGATGAAATGGTTTATGACTTTGGAGGTAATTTATCTTCAATATCTGTTGAATTGGAATTGACTCAAGATAAGAATATTGACGATTATGAGGTTGATGCCGAATATTATAAAGGAGAGGACACGATAATCATCCAAATAAATTATAACCCGAAAAACAAGATGAGTTTAGTTCAAAATTTGATTGGAGATCTAAATGAAACTGTCAGACACGAACTTGAGCATGTCAAACAATATTATCAGGGTTATAAGTTTCCAAAAGAACCAAAAACACCAATTAAATACTACACAAGAAAACACGAGATAGAGGCACAACTTGCAGGTTTTAAGAGACGAGCAAAACAAGAGAAAAAACCATTACCTGAAGTATTACGAAATTGGTTTGAGAAAAATAAAAAGAGACACAATTTATCTGACGAACAAGTTGATAAGGTAATTAAGAAATTACTTACTTATCCTTCTTAAAATCTTTTTAATTACTTCAGATAATAATTCAGCGGAAACTGTAACCACTCCTGAAGCCAAAATTCTTTTTGTAATTGCCAAAGCAGCCTCATTTATACTGGAAAAATTGGACACAAGATTTTGTATGTCAGTTATGATTGGAATCAAGAAACTATATCTAACCAACGACCCAACATTCTTAACACTCAAACTTAAAGAACCCAAGAACTCCAAAAATGAGTTCCTCAAATCATATCCTTTGTTTAGAGTTTTCTTGAATACTTTTTCTAAACCTTCCTCTTTAATTTTGTCATAAATCTCACCAAAATACCTTTCATTATCAAAAAATAATGTTGCGGCAATACCACCCAAGATTAAAAATCTTTGTTGATCGGTTAAACCAAATTCTCCTGATTGAATAAATTGGTCAAGTGGTGCAACCAAACCACCAACGGCAGTTCCCCAAGTTAAGAGCAACTTAAAGTCAATTCCA